CAAACGATCCTCAAAGGATTCGATACGACCTGAACACCAAAGCGGCAACTACCTCGATCGATTAGTCGAGACGGCAGCCGAGTTCTACAGACCCTACGCGAAACAATTCGTGATCCTAGGACGAGGCAACCACGAAACAGCCATCCGAGGGCGACACGAAACAGACCTAACCGATAGGCTTGCCATCGAACTACGTCGCAGTGGTTCAGAATGCCTCGCCGGTGGCTATGGTGGATTCGTCCGGTTCATGTTCACCATCAACAAAACGAAACGCACGAGCCGAGTCCTATACCACTATCACGGTTCAGGTGGTGGTGGACCCGTCACACGCGGCACCATCCAGACCAATCGGATAGCGGTCTACACACCCGACGCCGATATTGTCCTCACAGGTCACACCCACGACTCGTGGATGCTGCCAATCCGCCGCCAACGCATCAACGACGCAGGCAACATCTACCACGACGAACAGTACCACGTCAGATGCGCAGGCTACAAAGACGCATGGGGCGACGGTTCGAGCGGTTGGGAAGTAGAGCGAATGCTCGGCCCAAAACCACAAGACGCGGCATGGATTCGCTTCTACTTTGAGAGCGACGCCATACACACAGAGATACTGCGAGCCACTTAAATGGCCAAGCCCAACAGCACGAGACTAATCGAGCTGCGAGCAAAAGCCAGACGCGAGGGATGGGAACGATACATTCGCCAGGGATCAGGCGAGGAAGCAGACGAGCGAGCAATGCTCAACGGCTGTTGGTTCGAACCTCACCGCGCGGACCACTGGCTAGAATTCGCTGACCGATTCGGAACACTCACCGAAGGACCGTGGGCAGGCAAGCCATTTCGGTTACTCCCTTGGCAAGTGGCCGACACTTCGAGGCTATTTGGTTGGGTGCGACACTCGAAAGAGTGGGGCTATCCTGTTCGACGGTTCCGAATGTGGTACGAGGAAGTACCCAAAAAGAACGGCAAGACGCCGCTTCTTTCGCTCCTGGGCAACTACTTGTTATTCGGTGACTCGGTTGGGCCGGACGGAAAGCCGCGACAGATCAACCTATACCTCGCCGCAACGACCCGCAAGCAAGCGGAACGGTGCCTAACGCACGCAATCCGACAGATCAGAAACAATGAAGAACTAGACAAACTAGCCAAGATTCGAAAACTCGAGGGGTTTCATCAGGTCCAATACCTCGACAACGAATGGCACGTAGTCGCAGCCGATCCCGAATCCGCCGATGGTGTGAATGGTCATTGCCTCGCTGACGAGTTCCATCGCTGGAAAGGCTTCGAGTTCTACAACGCACTCAAATGGATGTTGGCCTCGCAACCCGAGGGAGTCTTCGCAGCGATCACCACCGCAGGCGAAGAAGGCGAGAACGTTTGCAAGTACACACACGACCACGCGCTCGCAGTCAATGCCGGCAGAACGATCGACGAAACATTCGTAGGCACCATCTACGGACCAGACCGAGACGACGACCCGCACGACGATGCGACCTGGCACAAATGCAACCCATCACTCGGTAGCGATCCATCAAGCCCGATTAAACTATCCACGTTCCGACAAGACTACGAAGCAGCCAAAGCAGACCCGACACAATGGCCGAGCTTCATGCGACTTCGGCTAGGTTACTGGATAGCCTCGACCAACAGTTGGATTGATACGGCCGCACCGCACGGGATCAGCGATTGGGACGCAGGGCCGACCGAACGAGCCAATGCAAAAGAACGAATCGATTGCTACGAGAACTTCGACGAAGAACAACTCGCGAACATCGCAACGAACGCCAAAAACATTACCCTCGCATTTGACCTTGCTTCGGTGCGCGATACCGTCGCAGCATCGTTGACGATCGAAGACGAACAATCGATCTGTTGGAATAGGACTTGGTTTTGGTTACCAGAGGCCGAAGCGATCCGACAGCAAAAACGGATCAGCTATCGACGATGGGCCGAGGATGGATGGATCACACTCCAACCCGGCGATGTGATCGACTATCGAAAACTGCTAAACGATCTAGTGATGATCTGCACACGGTTCAACGTGCCGCGGTTCTACTACGATCCGCAGTTCCAGGCCGAATGGCTAACGCAGGAACTAGAGCTCGCAACCGGAGCCGAGCGCGTTCAGTTCCCGCAAACGATTATGCACTATGGCCCAGTCGTCAAAGACTGCGAGAGACGGATCATATCGCACACGATACGGCACAACGGAAACCCTGTCCTAACCTGGCAGATGATAAACGCAGTCGCTCGCACCAACGCGAACGGCGACAAGCGTTTGGTTAAACAAAACAAAGGCGAATTCAAGAAAGTCGACGGCGCACAAGCACTCGTGATGAGTCTCCACGATTCGCTAGCAGCACAGAACGACGATTCAAGCTACTACGACAACAACGATTTCGAAGTGATCTAAACATGCTTCCATCCTGGTTAGCCACCCTACTTTCAATATTCACTTCCTCCGCGCTCAAAGTCATGTTCGACATCATCACCACTCGCAAGGCTGCACTACTGTTTGGGGTCGCTTGCCTCGTCGTCGGTGCATTGGGTGGATGGGAAACGCTCATTCTAATCGGAGCGGGGGCAATTGTTTGGGTGACTTACGCAGAATCCCGAGACGATAAACAGGGCAAATAGTGGCGAAGAAATTTTCAAATCTCTGGGGATTGATCGCGAATAGATCGATCAACGATCCCACAAAACCTCTGACCGTCGCGGATGTCCTTGACTACGTAGGGGATAGCTTCTCCACCGACACAGGCCAAACGGTCAACGCTGGGAAGGTGATCGGCTACGCGCCACTTTTCCAAGCGGTCTCGATGATCTCGGGCGATTGTGCCAAGCTACCTCTGAACGTCTACCGAAAGACCGACCGAGGACGCAGCGTCGAGACATCGCACCCAGTCCAACGCGTCATCCACCGTAGTGCGATGACGAATATCGAAATCAACGGGTACAAATTTTGGCGTCGATACTTTACCAGCGCCCTACTTTGGGGAAATGCTTGGGCATACATCGACCGTAACAACCGAGGGGAGGTGATCGGACTCTACCAACTATTACCAGACCGAACATGGATGAAGCGCGTGAACGGGAAGTTGGTTTGCGAGACAGAAACCACGGCGGGAGTGTTCACGATGAACGCTTCCGAGGTGTTGCATATCGAAGGGCTCTCTATCGATAACCTCGAGGGAGCCAACATGATTCAGGCATTTCGCAACGACTTTGCAACCGCGCTCGCGGCAAAACAATTCCAAGCGAAATTCTTTCAATCAAACATGAGCGCGGGTGGTATTCTTCAAGCTCCACCCGAGCTCGCCAAGAACCGGCCTGAAGTTTTACGCAAAGCCGAAGAGGCTATAAATACGAAGTTCTCAGGTTCCGCCAACGCATTCAAAACGATCGTGCTCCGCGACGGGTTCAAATGGATCGCAACCCAGATCGATCCGCAGAAAGCCCAATTCACCGAGACAGTCGAAGAGGCCGCGCGGAACGTTGCACGAATGTACAACCTCAGCCCATCACGCCTGGGGCTCAAGGATTCGCAATCGTACAACTCCGAAGAGATGGCGCGCCGCGACTACTACGACGGAGCCCTCTCGCACTGGTTGATAGCCAATCAATGCGAATGCACAACAAAACTCCTAAGCCCAGCCGAACGCGACGCCGGGCTCTATATCGAAAACAATATCAACGCACTCCTATGGGCCGACGCGAAAACCCGATCTGACATCGCCATAGCAGGCATCAACGCAGGCCGTTTTAGTCCGAACGAAACCCGAGGTTGGGAGAACCTAGACGCCTACGAAGGCGGCGACGAATTCTACACCCCGCTCAACATGCAAACCGTAAGTGGGATAGGCTTCCAGCCTGTCGAAGAGGATGAGTCTGAAGCATCAGAACAAGAAGACCCAGCCGACGAAGAACCACAACGAAGCACCAATCACCAATCACCAACCACCAAACAAGCATACCGCACACTCCTAACCGAAGCATTCGAGCGAGCCATGAACCGCGCTTGCATAAAAGCCGACCGCAACAAACCGATCGCAGACGACCGCGACGGCATCATTGCCATCGTCGACGGCACATTGAATAGCGTCGGGATTCTCCTCGGAAAAGACACCACCAGCACCGCGTCCAGTTGGTTTGACTCGCTCATCGGCATTGACGCATCAAGCCTCCGCGCCACTGCCGAAGCGAGCAGCCAACAGATAATCGATACACTTCTATCGGATACCGAGTAGTCATGACACGCCCAATCCATCGCCGCTTCGCCACGCTCCACGCATCGAACGCCACAAGCCGATTAATAGTACAGCAACGCAACGCCACCAACACCAGCCGCGTCATCCGTGGCTATGGTGCTGTGTACTACGACCAACGCGAAAAGGGTTCCGAGTATTGGCTCTGGGACGATATCGTCGAACGCATCAAACCCGGTGCATTCGATCGAATCCTCGCCGAGAATCAAGACGTCCGAGCCCTCTTTAACCACGACCCAAACCAAGTGCTAGGGCGAACCGTCTCAGGTACGCTTCGACTCTCCTCGGATGCGGTCGGGCTTTACTACGAGGCCGACGAATCCCCGAACGATCCGACATGGTTAAGCGTCGCAGAAAAGATCAATCGAGGCGATGTCTCAGGCAGTTCGTTCGGATTCATTCCGTCCATCACGCAATGGGAATCTGTCAAGGAAGAGAACCGATCCTACGAAGTTCGATGGATAGTCGAGATGAGTATGGTTTTCGACGTTGGCCCGGTCACCTACCCAGCCTACGAGAGTGCCTCCTCATCCCGATCCATCAGCCCCGACGAACGCACGCAGCTCCTAACAGAACGCAACGCATTCTATCGCAACCGCGATTCCTCTTCCGTCGAGGTGCGATTGAAAACACTGAAAACTAACGGGGTGCATGTTGCGTAGTATCTTCGTTTCTGACACGGATGGCTTATTGTCTTTCGCGCGTAATCAAACTCTGACCGCACCGCAGAAGACGCAAGCAAAACACAATATAGGCATACCGGAAACTTCCTTATCGGGCTTCACTTGGATTGTCGGCCCATCGTCCGGTCTGGTTATGCAAGTGACCGGAAATCGAAACATTATTCTGCACGGAGGAGAAGGCCAAGTATCTATCAGGGGTGGGGCGGGAGGGTGGATTACTGGACTTCAGTTTCGAGGGAATAACGAAACAGTTCTAGGTTGGTTTGGAGCTACTGGGAATGCTTCTGACCTAAACAGCTTGTTTGTCGGAAAATCTTGGGACGATTCAATAGTCGATTACTATATCACCCATGCGACTCTGCCCGGCAACTCTACCGTTCACAATGGGCCAGTTTATTTCGACGATGACAAATCGGCGTCTTCTGGGATTCCGATAACGCTAAAAGCGTTTGGGGCAGTCGGTGACGGGACTACGGATGACACAGCAGCGGTGGTGGCATTCTT